AAAAACCCGCAAAATTCAACATAAAAGCACAAAACGGTGTCATAATTACGGCACCTTTAGACGAATTGTGGCAAGACGTTAAACGCCATCAGGAAAGATACTAATGTCTATATTTACAGTATCAGCAGAAGTAGTGCAATTAGGAACTGGCGCTATTCAGCCGACAGACACATTTCAGAACGGTGTGCTTTTATCTGGTGATTTGAACAGGGCTATTTCAACTGGTGGTGATGAGTACGCTAACGGTCTTCTAATGACAGACGCAGGACAGATTCGATACGTTGATGCGACTGCTGGGCTTCCTGTGGGTGTGGTGTGGTCTAACGGACTTCCCAGAGCCAATGATGGCGCTTTGTGTGTCTCGACAGGCGCATTGGCGACATATTCAAACGGTACGCCTATGGTTGCGAATGGCGCGGTAAGAGTGAGCATAGTCCCATGATATTTGTACAAGCGCACCCACAAGCCAGGCCGCCAGCCATTGATAAAATTGGCGCGGTTCAATATGTCATGTGGCACCCTGTTAAATGTGAAGACAAAACAGCATATTTTCTATTTCCCAATGGCGCAGAGTTAAAAACTAGCGCAACACCCGAAAGACTGGTGGCCGTTGCGGAAAGCCCAGAGGAGGCTTGGTCAAGAATTATGACCGACAAGCCGCTTCTCGAAAAATACGGAATACCCACATGAACCCAGTAGACGCAAGCACCAAATGGCTGGCTGAGTTAAAACTTGCCAAACGCGAAGATGAGAAGTTTATTGAGCGTGGCGACAGGATAATCAGACGTTATCGTGACGACCGCAAAAACTTCACGACATACGGTAGGCGATTCAATATACTCTGGTCGAACGTTGAGACCCTGAAACCCGCCCTATACGGAAAAACCCCTAGAGCCGAAGTATCAAGACGTTGGAAGGATTCTGACCCGGTTGGACGCACTGCTTCGGTGATTATAGAACGCTGTTTACAGTACGAGATTGACAAGGGCGATTTTGACGCCTCGATGCGGCTGGCAATACTTGACAGATTGCTTCCGGGACGCGGCACGGTGTGGGTGCGGTTTGAGGAAAAAGAACTCGCCCAGCCTGTTGACGCTTTGCCCGGTGTGGAAGGTGGCGAGGCGCAGGTCATGCCCAATGCGCCTTATAAATACGAATGCACGCCGGTAGATTATGTTTTCTGGAAAGATGTGAGATATTCACCCGCTAGATGTTGGGATGAAGTGACATGGATCGCCCGTAGGGTGTACATGAGCCAAGAGGATGGCATTAAGCGATTTGGCGAGGATTTTAAGCAAGTTCCATTAACTCACGAGCCTGTTGGCCTAGATGAAATGGAAAAGATGGGTGTTGAAGGTCTGGACGACATGAAAAAAGCCGTCGTTTGGGAAATATGGAGCAAGACGACAAAACAGGTTTTCTGGGTGTCTGAGGGGTATTCTAAGACGCTGGACATTAAAGACGACCCACTCGGTTTAGATAGTTTCTGGCCGTGCCCCAAGCCTTTGTTTGCTACTCAAACCACCGAGACTTTAGTACCCATACCCGATTACAGCCTTTATCAAGACCAAGCCGAAGAGATTGACATGCTAACCAACCGGATAGCAAAGTTAGTCGAAGCGGTTAAAGTCGTGGGTGTCTATGACGCAAGCCAGCAAAGCGTACAGAGGATGTTAAGCGAGGGCGTGGATAACCAGTTGATATCTGTTGACACTTGGGCAGCTTTTGCGGAAAAAGGCGGTTTAAAGGGTGTGGTTGACTTCATGCCGCTAGATTCTGTGCTTGAAGCCCTGCGGGAATGCTACGCAGCCAGAGAGCAAGCGAAGCAGGTAGTGTATGAGATTACCGGAATATCTGACATCATCCGCGGTGCGTCGATAGCTTCAGAAACGGCTACCGCGCAACAGATTAAAAGCCAGTACGCTTCACTGAGACTGAAACGCCTACAGACCGAAGTGGCGCAGTTTGCTACCGAAGTGCTGAGAATCAAAGCCCAGATCATGTGCGATTTTTACGCACCCCAGACCCTTGTCGAGATGTCTGGAATCATGGGGACAATGGACGCTCAATACGTAGAGCAAGCCATTATGTTGTTGAAGTCTGAGCCAGCCAGAGGGTTCAGGATTGAGGTTGCCTCTGATTCACTGGTAGAGATGGACGAGGCCACCGAAAAACAGAGCCGGATTGAGTTTCTTGGCGCGGTCGGTCAGTTCATGGACAGAGCTTTGCCCGTAACTCAACAAGTGCCAGAACTCGCTCCTTTGATGGGTGAAATGCTGATGTTTGGTGTTCGCGCATTCAAGGGCGGCAGAATGATGGAATCTGCTTTTGATGAAGCCTTGGCAAAACTTAACGCACCAAAACCGCCTGAACAACCTCAACCGGATCCGGAGCAGATGAAAGCCGAGGCTATGATGCAGGTTGAACAGGGCAAGATGCAGCTAGAACAGGCAAAAATACAAACTCAAGGACAGATTGAGCAATTTAAGGCGCAGCAGGCTAAAGATCTGGAACAGATGCGGCAAGAATACGAATCGGCTAGAGAACAAGTCAGACAAGAAGCCGAGACGCAACGCTTGCAAATGAAAGCCCAGATTGAGGCAGAAACAAAGCTGCAAGTTGCCAAAATTCAAAAAGGCGCTAAAGAAGAAGAAACTGACGAGCCAGAAATCAATTTGTTAGAAAACATCAGAGACATGATGAGCCAGATGGCCGAGACTTTGGGGAATACTATAAGCATGACGCGGGATGAAATTATACAAATGAGCAATACCCCAAAAAAAACGCGCATAATACGTGACAACAATGGAAAAGTACAAGAAGTTGAAATAAATGGAATCGTTCGACCAGTAATTCGTGACCAATTTGGAAACATTGAAAGTATTTGAAAGGGCTAAAAATGGCAACATTTAATAAATTTAACGCATGGGCTGAAAACATGGTAGAAGTGGCTAATCTAGGCACTGACCAGTTCACTATTGCTTTGACAAACACCGCGCCCGTAGCGGCAAACAGCGTACTTGCTGACATTACGCAAATAAGCTACACAAACCTGTCTAGCCGAAATGTTACAACGACAAGTTCCTCGCAGACAGGCGGCACTTACACACTGGTGCTACAGGATTTGGTGTTGACGGCTTCTGGTTCTGTTGGGCCTTTTCGTTATGTGGTGTTGTTTGATGACACGCCAACTTCACCCGCCGACCCGTTGGCTGGTTGGTGGGATTATGGCTCAAGCATTACGATGGCGAACGGTGAAACGTTTACTGTTGACTTTACTGGCGCTGCAATTACTGTTTCGTAGGTATCAATATGACAACTTTGGCTCAAAAAGTAGCAGAATTTCCAGCATCAATGCCGGACTGGGAAATTGCTGAGGTATTGAATGCGCCCGACCCTACTCTGCCAATGAAGCTGACTTTTAGGCGCATTGGCGCTGGAACAATTATTGAAACGATGGGGCTTGGCGCTGTTGGTGGTGGTGTTTTTATTTCAAAATTGCGCGGATGGGCAGAAAACCCAGAGACAATTCCTGCACAATTATCTGACAATGTTAAAGACATTGCGGAAATTTTGCCTGTTATTGACCGTGGTGATTTAGAGGTGTCAAGCAACTCAGTGCGCACAATGATTGACACGCTTGCCGCGCTTGGACACATGACGCAAGCGCAAGCAATAGCGTTAAAAGCGCTGGCGAATGATGTTAATCAATCATGGGCTGAGGCGAATGGTGTGGAAGTGACCCCCCGCACGGTAGGGCTGGCAAGAGGAGCAGTATAACATGGCAATCGCGAAATGGGCTGCCCCAAGCACGCGGTCGAGTAACTTTGCAGGCACTACGCTCAATTCTCTGGCGAACGCTGGCGAATCGTCTGTTGTTACTTATGACAACTCAACCAACCGCGACCTGTACGGTACAGTCACTATTAAGCTTGGCAGTATTACGCCCGCGACGGGCGGCTCGATTACGCTGCGCGTCACTTTGAATGACGGCACTGATACGGCTGATCGCATTGGTGGTGATTTGTACGTTGTGCCACTTACAAGCGGCGCATCGGCAAAGGTGGCTGTTATTAACATGGTGCGGCTGTACCCGTATTCCATGCGCCTGAGCGTGGTAAATAACGCAGGCGTGGCGTTCGCTGCGTCTGGTAACGAGCTCTATGTGCGCCCGTGGAATGAGGATATTGCATAATGCCTCGCGGGATAAACGCATACGACGAGGCGCGCTTGCAGCGGCGGTTGTGGACGCCTGACTTGGTGCGGCCTGCGCTGTGGCTTGATGCTGCTGATGCTTCTACAGTTTCAGTAGCAACAGGCGTAAGTGAGTGGCGCGACAAGAGTGGCAACGGGCGGCATTTTACGCAGACAACCACGGCCAACCAGCCAGCGTATAACCGGAACGGCATTAACGGTCTGGGCAGCATCTCGTTCGACGGCACCGCCAAAGCACTACAAAGAACACCCGAGGCTTGGGCATTTCAATATCCAGTCACGGCATTCATCGTGTTTCGGGCGGCCGCATTCAACGGCTCCTACAACTCATTATT